CGTTGGAATAGAATCTAGATCTAAAGCAGTTGACATTTCCATTGCAAAAAATCTCTGATCATCAAGATCAAAAGTAAGATTGAATTCATCTTCATCAGAATTGGATAATATTTCTGAAAAATGTCCTTTTGGAATATTATCACTAAATTGTTCCCAAACTAATGTACTGATATCCCAAGGCGTATTCAGTCGATATCTATGAATTCCGTTATCAGAATAATCAGCAATAAACATTTTAGTTCCAGCAGTATTGAAATAAATTCCTGCCGGACCAAACCCATTATTTCCTATCGTATCAGGAAGTTCAGCATTATCAGATAACCTAAATGTTACAGTATCATAGGTTGCAGTCGAGATATCCCATGCTGTTGAAAGAGTCCATTGAAAGATATCTCCAAAGAAATCGCTTACAGTATAGAGTTTCAATCCATTAGATCTGATCCAAAATGAATAGCTATCTGGATCAACTGATGCTCCTACATCTACATTCTTACTAGCATAACTAGCAGTTGAAAGATCCCAAGCAGTAGTGAGATCATATTGAAAAATTACAGTATAATCTCTAACTACATAGATACTCGTTCCATCATCTTTCCAGAAAATTCCATAAGTATCACTTGTTCCCTCTGCTGAAACATCGAGAGATTTTGAATCGTAAGTTAGAGTGGTTACATCATAAGCTACTGAAGCAGAATATTGGTAGATTGTTTCATCTTGAAAGTGACCAATGTATAATTTAGTTCCATCATCTTTCCATTTCATTCCATAAGGGAAATCAGCACTAGCAAATTCACTTGGTAAGATTGGCATGGAAGCAATTACAGGGTGAACATCTACATCAGTAAGATCAAAAGCAGTTGAGAGAGAATATTTGTAAATTTTTCCACTAAAACTTGAAGCAAATAATGTTAATCCATCATCGCTGAACGAGGCAATTCTATCATCAAAGTCGGGTATGAATGGTCCAGTTGGAGTTCCAGCAGTTGAGATATCATAAGCTGTAGAGAGAAAATATTTCCAAAAACCTTTTCCGTTCTCATACCAATAGATGACCGTTCCATCTCCATTGAAAAGAATATTTTGCATTTGTCCAGTTGCAGTTGGAGGTATAGTAATTGTTTCACCTGATCTTTTTGCAGTTTGTAGATCAAAAGGAATTGAAAGAATCAATACTACTACATATTCAGGAGTAGGATGAGAAGTATAAGTAATGAATACTTTCAATCCGTCGGGTTTCCATTGCCAATTATGGTCGAATTGATAATGTAATCCTAGATTAAACACTTGAAACGAACTACCAAAATCCATTTTTCCCGGATTGAATTTTGGTTCTCTGACTACTGTTCTATATTTCCCAACTACCTTAACGAGATCAGTCATACAAGTAAGATCTCACTCAACTATTTTAGTAAAAGAGATTAGGATCATGATCATTTATTGGAGAATCTTTCAAGCGTATTGCTTCTGACTCAGTAACATCATGAGGATCAATGAATGATTCTGAATTGACTGAAGAATTAGCAGTCTCTTTACGTCTCATCTTTTCGAGAGGGAATTGCTTTCCTTGGAGAGTGAATTCTAAGAGTTTGAATAATTTACGAATTTCCATTAAGGATTAGGCACTAGACTCAGGTTTATCTTTTGCCATATTGGCTTTGTAGTCAACAACATTCTCTGACTCATCTCCTTTATCTCTGAGAGTAAAGTCATGTTTGGTTTTTGCTCTGAGTCCTTCTCTACAACCATCACATTGATTTCTAGTATCATTATAGAATGAAGATCCTGTTGGCTCTGACTCTCCGCAGAGAGCTTTACCTTTGATACAATAGTGAGTATAAGGGATATCATATTCTCTGATACCTCTCTGCTTCTGATCTATCTTGATGGTCTTAGTCTCAGCATTAGGGAATGATTTCCAACCATCAGTTTTAGAATTAGTCGTATAGATTCTGGCAGTCATGGTTATACTCTCCTCATCTCATGATTGATGAAGAACTTTAGAGTATCAGTTCCAGTTTTGTTGAATGCTGTGATGCCTCCATGAGTTAATAATTTAGTTGGATCAGTTGGTGAAGCATTATCCAAGATAGCAAAGTTCTTGATTGTAACTCCTCCATCATTGAAGTCTCCAGTTGTGTAAGATGTTAAGAATGAAACAATGTCAACTCCTGCTCCTGTGTTGTCAGCATCTCCATCGTTTCTTTTTGGGAATGCTGTATCAAAGACTTTGTTTGAACCTGAAATTGAATCAGCAGTTCCATCAAATTCTGCCCAAGTATCTCCTGCGGCTAGTGAATTTGTTGATGATGGATTTGCTAATTGCATTCTTGATGCGGCAGTTCCAAAGAAGTCTTCGTTTGCTGATGGAGATTCTGTTGCGGCTTGATTTGCATATCCGATCTCTCCGTCATTGGTGACTTCATTCTTTCCGATGAACCATTGTTTTAATTTGTCAGGATTTCTTTTGAGTTCTGCTAATTTTACTGATAGAGAAACTTCAGGTTTAAACATAAATTCTAATTTATTTAGGAATGATAGTTTTGGTGCAACGATCATCTTATCTCCGAAGTGATAAGATCTTTCAACTTCATTCTCTTCAGGGATAGAATGATCTAGTACTGCAATTACATTATCATTTTTATAATTAAGAATATTTCGTCTAATGAAATTTGGTTTGCTGTCACGATGTACGAGGAATCTTTCTAGTCTCTCAGAAATGGACTCTAGTAAAACCACTTTTGGTTTGATGAGTGATTGATTCATTCTGTTAGTGCTTACAATCAATACTATTTAGTCTTTATTTCTGAATTTAATAGATTATAATTTCTCTCTGACGAACTCTTGGAATGTATCTTGTGAACCTTTCATCTCTGCTAATTGAAGATGTACTTGTTTGATCTCTGTTTCAACTCCATCGATCCTTTTATGTAGAGTTTTTTTATAACCATCAGATTCGGTCTCATGTTCTCCCATTTGATTCTGAAGATCACAGATGTCTTTCTCTATTCTCTGAGCACATGAATCATCAATGCCTTTTGCCTTGCCTCTTCGATAGACAAAAGCGATAGCAGTAGTAACAATTCCTATACTAGCTGATAAGCCGATCAATGCCTCCAGTGGTAATTCTACAATCATACAGTAGGTTTCCAACCTTTAGGCATTGTAGGATTTGGTTTTACGAATGCGTTTGGTTCTTGAGCATTGCCAAAACCATTCGGACCCTCCCAACTTCTAGATCCCCATAATGTTTTTGGAGTCCAACCTTTCATGGCAGAGGCTTTTAGTAGAGTTGTCTTGCTCCATGCCTTGTTCACTTTATCCCACGTTTTGATTGTAGGATCTGAAGCTTCTCCTCCAGTGATGGTATCATCTTGCAGATCTGATCTCATTCCGAATCGGTCAAGTAGATCCTCAGTTTGAATCAGTCCCTCAGCGACCTGATCCTTTGCTATCTCATATTGTTCAAGGTCAATCGATGTTACAACATGAGGTTTGTCAAAGAAGTGTCTTAACCTCATTGGACATTTTTCAGGATTGGAGACCTCTTCAGGTTCGATATTAAATAGAATGGCAAGTAGTCGATCGTAGATCTGATCTTCAATGATGTTCTCCATGATCTCTTGTTCAGGTTTGATCTCGGTTTCAAGGAAGGCATCAATCTCTTCCCTCTTGTTATTTCCTCCAAGTGCTCCCTCTTTTGATTTGCTCACCATGAATGGAGGTATGTTGTAGAATCCTAAGATGGCATCGATGTCTTCATTGACGATAGAAATTAGTCCTGCAATGTCTCCTGAGTTTGATGTTCCTCCTGAGTTGAGCAATTCGACTGCCTGAGTTACTGAGATGTCTTTGCCTGAGTTATCATTGATCTTCTTGTTGAATTCATCTTGAACTTTATCGACCTTGTCGTAGTCTCTGGCAGGAATCTTAATTTGGAATATGTTTGGTTTGTGCCAAGTGAATTCTGCGGCATGAGGAAAGTCAGATTCATAAATTACCTGGAGTGTTTGACCTTGAGATTGAACTGGCTCAACTAATGATCTGCCATAGTATCTAGAAAAGAGATTAAGATTATCAGAGTTTGTCATGTACACACATCGGTTAGCATCAAGTCTTCCTGATCCTGTTGAGATTCCCACAATTTCAACTGCGGCTAATTCTCCCGTATCAAAATTCAGTACAGGTCGTCTAGTGTATTCAGCTTCGATATATCTGACTGCTTGAGGGATCACATATTTTCCCTGTTCGTTCCTCATCTCTGGGAATAGACCAACTGCACATCTGCCTTGCTCTCTCATGATAAGATAAGCATTGAACATGACTGCAGGAATCTTTAGTTTGATGTAGAGTCTATCGATCCATTTTTTGATATAGCTTGGAGTATATTTTTGATCAAAGTATGGAACATAGACTTTTTCTTCTTGCCATTTTTTGAGTTCCTCTTCTTTGAGTTCTCTCTCTGCTCTTGGTTCAATCTCAGTTGTAGATCTGCTCATTACCAATTTTTGAATGATGACGTTTGATCTGAGAATCCATGATGATCCATTCATCAGAGTTCTGAATAATGCTCTCTGTGATGGAAGATATGGATCTACAGCAGGGAATACGGTGAGGCTACCTAGTGGTCGATCAATTTTATCTAATCCTCTTTTGGTTTGAGGTCTTGGTTCTCCTCTCTTAGACCATGCAGGAGTTGATCTCCAATGAGTAGATCCGACTTTGAATCTTTTCTCATCGACGTCTAGTTGAAGACTAGATGATTTGACCATAGCAGAGGGCTTGATCTGTTCTTGGAGTCTTGATAATAACTCATTTTTGCTCATTGACTTGATAGGCTTTTCTGCCATGATGTTGTGAGGAGTCAGAACTAATTAAGTTAGCCGAATTGAGAAGCATTCTGAGTCATGTCCATCATGCGTTCAATCTCTTCGTCAACGTTTCTGCCTTCAAGTGTGTGGAGTCCGTCGAATCCTTGACGAATGTTCACTGGAGGCATATTGATTACCCAAGGAATTGCTGTGTAACAAGCATAACCTAACGCCCAGAAAAGATCGTCATGTGAATCGGGAGGGTGAGAGTATTTCAGATTGCCAGCTTCGGTCACTTGCTCTTCCTGTTCTGATATTTGTCGAGGCAGTTCTGACTCTCTGTCAACTTGGAGAATCCTCTTATTGAAAAGCCCTCGTACAATGTGAATGATATCGATCTTTGTATTCATGGTTGTAACTATTGGAGTGAGGGGTATCTCTGACTTGTCGAATAATTCACTTGCGGCATCTCCAACTCCTGATCTATCAAAACCTATCATCTCGCATGGTCTTGCTCGATTGATAGTCTTGACATCATCTGCCACTACTGAATAATTAACATGAGGCCAGATCTTATGACCTTCCTGTTTTAAGATTCCGTCTTCCCATTTGAGAATAATCATAGCAGAGTGATCGATTCTCTTTGCTAGATCAATCCCTCCAAACCTTAACGGGTGCTTGGTCGGGTGTAGATCTTTGTCTTCCTCTTTCTTTTCTCCTGAGATTCTGATTACATCAGTATCATGATGAACTGGAAGCTCATCGACATACTTCGAATAGGTGATTACCTTGCCTGTATCTAGTTCTTCTTTGCCTGACATTCCCTTGCCTCCTGAGCTGTATGATTAGCTCTGAGTTTTCCACAACCAACACATTTAACGAAAAGATCATGCTGACCTCTCATCTTATCTTTGTTTGATCTATTCTCTTCACTCAAAGATACCACCTCATGAAATATGTGATTTTCTGCTCAGCCAATTCTCCTTTCAGTCTTTTTTGGTCTCTCTGATCTTTGATGAATTTATCAGTGAGTTGTTTCTGTTGAGCCTTAAATTTTTCTTTGTTGAATTCTCTCACAGGTTTATCTTTTCTATAAAAAACACCTGCTGAATTTACTATGATTTTCATATTCCTAGTTTCCCTTTTGGAGCACATGATTCATGAAGTCTCCAACCTCTATTTTTGTAATCCCATATCACGCAGAGAGATAGAGGAGTCGTTTGATCTACCATGACCATCTGAATTGATTTTCCTTTCTTTACTATGACATCATGATTGAATCCTCTGAGATCAACGAGTTTGATGCAGTCTTTCTTTCTGATAATATAATGATCTCTGAACTTGATGTTCTTCATCACTTGCATATCAATTTCCTCTACACTCCAAACAGATTCTCATTACTTTAGTTCCAATCTCTATAATGACACAGTCCTCTCTCTGAAGACCACATTTGTGACAGAGTGAAGTCTCTCCTTTTACTGCTGGTTTGATATCGGGTGGTTGTTTTTCTTCTTGAAGTTCAAAATGCTCTAAGGCATCTCCTAACAGTTCATGAAGATTCAGTTTGTGCTCATGAGGTAAAAGTTCGACTGATGGATATCCAGCTCCTTTACAATATGCTTGACCGATTTGATTCATCTTGAATCTGAGAATTGCTTTTGCCTGAACCACTCCAGTAGGAACATAAATGAACATAGCATTCTCAGGTGCTCGTTGATATTCTTTCTGAGTAACCATGCCTAGATCAATTTAATAAATTAGTTAAGTCTTCCGAGTGTTCGTCCTCAGGTAGATAGTTCTCTGCTTCAAGACTTCCGAATGCCGCACTCCTTAGTGAAGTGAATTGAGTATCATACTCCTGACCAAAGTCAACGTTTGGATCTCTCTGCATCTTTTCAATAAATGATTGTGATAGTATTTGGTATTTCAGTCCTGCTTTGTAATTGGTCATCATTGGAAACCAGTCTAGTTTGTTTGCTAGTTGTAAGTTCTCCCATATCCAATCGACTAAGACTTGATGATTCGTTGCCATGATAACTGGATCAGCACTCATCACTAGGTCTTCACTCATGCCATGCAGTTTGGCAATCGTCAACATTATAGCAATCCAATATCGATAAAAGAATCCTCTCTTCCCATTACCTGTTGTCTCTGAGATAAAGTCAGCATCGTCTCTCTGAGAAAGGTTTGGCAGTAGTCCGTCCATGATTGGTCTATCGTCTTCCATTCCAGTATGAGCAGATTCTGATAAGAGAACTGCTATGATATCATCGGGACCTCTGAATGATGAAGTCTTTCCTGACTTTGATGCGGCAAAGGCAAAAGCTCGAGTATCGTTTCTAAATTCTATGATTGGTTTCATTCCCTCAAGTGCTGATCTCCTGATCATCTCTTTGTATTCCCATTTGTTTCCGAATGTATCTCTCCAAGCATAGATCCCGTCTTCATGATGCTTGTCGTGGAACAGTTCATCGAATCTCTTCAGAATCTCTCTAGCAGTATTGAGTTGGTTTCCTGCTACAAACATGATATCGTGACCTCGATATCTTTCCCACACATTCTTTGAGATTGATCTGATAGCAGTCTCAGTTGCTCCTAATTTTCTTGACTTGAGATATTCTATCAAGTGATAATGATTGATAGCAAAATGATATTTGACTTGAAAGTCTGCCATGTCTTCGAATTGGTTAGTAATCTTTGAGAATGGATTCCCGATCATTTGATTGTACTCTATAAAATCTGCAGGAGTTCCCATCTCTCTCATGACAAAGGATCTTGATTTGTTATCCTCTTCTTGTAGTGCTAGTATTTTCTCATCAGCAGTCTTTGCTTTGAATTCCTCTTCTTTCTGCTTCTCGACAGAAGTCCACATTGAAGTTTTAGTGAAGCTTTTTGCCACGTTTCGATTCCTTTTCTGCTTTGATCTTCATTGCTAATTGAATTTTGAGTTCCATTTGTTTTCCTAATACTATTGAGGCATCACTCTCTGCTACTTTGATGAATGTTTCAAGGACAGTAATCTTTTCTAAAATCATTGATGCGATTCCGTCTTTGGTATCTGCTACTGCTGACTTGTATCTAGACCAATGTTCTTTTTTTATCTCTCTGAATGTATCGATTGTTTCCATCTGAGACTTGACGAGATCTTTTGTTGCAAAGTCTTCGAGTCTAACATCTGCTTTACTTAGTATTGAATTTAGAACATCGTAGTAGTGAGTTTTCTCCATCTTGTGACCTTGAGCATCTAAGGCAAGTAATTTCTCCCTCAATGTCATGTCCTGTATATGATATTTCATGACGAGCCTTTGCTCATCTGTTAATCCGTAAGCATCAATCTCTTCCTTAGTCTTCCGCACTTTTGACTTCATTCAGGCATAACCTACGGAGTAGTTTCCGTGGCAATTTAATAAACTTCTTGATTTAATAAAATGAGAGCCTCAGGATTCACACAGTATGGGTAATGGGCATTACGGATAGGATCGTTCCATCATTGACTCTGATATCAGTTGAGTGAATTACTAGATAATGTATTCTATTGATTCGACTTTTGTGAGAGCCTGAATTCATTCTTGTCCCAAGGAAAGATAACATACTCATCTCCCTCAGTCTCTATTCCTGTGAAGACTCTGTCAGGTAGCTTCACTCCCTTTCTCTCATAGAGATAAGCGAATGTAACATCATATCCTTTGACTAGCTTTGAGATTCGTTTGTGAGTTTCTCCAGTATCGTAAATGTCATCTATGAATAGATAAGTTCCTGACTTGACTGTGGAATAGGATTGATCTAATGATTCAATCAGATTTACTGAGAGTCTATCTGCCATCAGTCGTGCTGGAACCATTCCTCCTCTGCCAGTATAGAGGATAGCATCGAACTTCTTGGTCTTGATTAGTTGAGTGAGCTTGTTGAGTATGGAATCAATTTTAGCCCATGACATTCCTTTATCGGTCACTACTTCGATATCGAGTTTAGTATCATATTTCATATTCAGTAATAGCATGAGTTCTCTCTGAGGCATGATTGCTTTCTTTGCCAATACATCTACTGGAATCTTCTTTGCTAATTTTGATAAGACATTGCCAGTCTCTCTTGGAGTGAGAAATCCTCTGATCCTATTCTGATTGATAGTCTTGAGAACTGCCTGATCATCTGTAAGATCTGCTCGAATAATGCAGGGTATTTGCTTTGCTCCCAGTTGTTTAAGGGCTCTCCAACGATGTTCTCCATCAATG